CTGGTGCACCTTCACCTGTTTCAAACCATGCTGGATGTGTAACACGAACTCTGTTGTTTGGCAATGCTACGATATTACCTGTCCATTCACCTGCATCTAACAAATACATTACATGACTTTGTTTGTGTTGAGCAGGATCATCTGCTATCTCACTCTCTGTATAATCAACTGTAAATAAATATTTAGCTGGATAAAAACTACCACCTATTTTAGCTAACCAGGGACAAGGAGTTGCTCTGTCTAAAGTATATACAGCATGAGTATGTGAAGGACAATCCCAAGGTTGTGCATTGTATACATCCATAGGTACGGGCCATTCTTCTACTGGTATGTCAGCCATGAGTGCCGTTATAGGCATCCTTGCCCACATAGCACCGCCATGAACATTAGGGTCATCTGTATCATCTGTTTCTGAACCAGTGAATATCATTTGAAAGCTTAAACATCTATTAGGCATGGTTGTCACAGCAACAGCCATAGCATGTAAAAACTCTCCTTGGTATCTAAGATGATTACAGGTATATTCCCTTCTTACCCAACATTTGAAGTGAGGAATATTACTCTGTAAATAAGGCATTAAGCTTTAACTAACTTGTAACCTTTTTTCTTAGCAGCGGTTCTAATTGCAGAAAGAGTCATAACTTTACCGCCTTTTTTCATGCCTTTAGTTTTAACTTTACCGCCCATTCTCATACCTTTAGTTTTGACTTTACCGCCCATTCTCATGCCTTTAGCCATCATTTTACGAGGCTTAATTTGACCGCCTGCTCTATAGCCTTTTTTCTTCATTTTTCTACCTCCAGTAGTTACTTGTTTTGAAATATTTGAACGAGATATTGTCATTTAAACCAACCCATTGCTAGATTAGCTACAACGCCAACAACACCGCCCAACGCCATCATAACCCAAAATCCACCTCTCCACTTGTCAGCAGTAGCACGAAGTTGAGTTACATCTGTTTTAAGTTCTTTCATATCGTCTTGAATTGCTCCAACTCTTTCTTCTAATTTTGCCAAGCAAACTTCAAGTTCAGCCATCTTCATCTCTAATATTCTTTCCTAAGATAAAGAATTATTGTATATGTGTCACCACTTGCATGATTAACAGTTGTAAAGTTTATATCACCTGTTACACCAGATCCAGCATTGTTAGTTATACCACCAAATGAAGTATAATCGTGATGACCAGATTGATTCTCACCTAACTGAATAGCAAACGCATCAGTAGATGCATCAAACAATATACTGACCTTCATACCAGTACATTGCCACCAGATCTTTTGTATTGAGACACCAGTACAAGTGCTTCCGTCTGTTCCAGCTGATAAACCACTTACATCAACTTTAGTGACGGCACTTTCTCCAGTACCATCACTTATATTAGTAAGTTTTATAACTGCATATTTTGGACCATCAAGAATGGTTTGGGTTGAAACTGCATCAGCCATTTCGCCCTCCTAAAATACAGAGTATTCTAATTCAACTGTAAATCTTCCAGCAGTTACGTCAGCATTGACTGTAGTTGTTGCTCTAGCGTATAAATTTACGTTAGCAACTGCTGCAGTCACATTTGGAACAAATATATGATAGTTACCAGCAGTATCATTAAAATTAATATCTATTTCAGTAATAGATTGTGTGGCACTTAATTGTTCATTAAATGATGTTACACCAGCACCTACTATTTCTGTGCCACTTACGGCTGCATTTGTAGCAGTACCACTTGTAGAACTTAATGCTAAATTACCAGCCAATGTTTGTCCAGCAGCAGTTGTAATACCAATTAACGCTCTGTGTATAAAAATTTTACTTGGTGTTACCAATCCATCAGGAGCATCTACATTTAGTGTTCCTAATTCTACTAAACAATCTCCATCTGCGTAAGCAGTAGATGCTGCATTAGTACTAGCTAATGTTCCAGCAAATGATTGTATTTTACGAGTTCCTAAAGATACTAATTGTCCAGTTGAATTAACTGAAAAACCAGTTTCTGTAACAGCACCGCTTGTGCCATCCTTATTAATTACATTGAATCCACCTTCTGATCGAATTGGACCCGAGAAAGTTGTATTAGCCATTTTAATTCTCCCGTCTTGGCAAGTGTCAATCACATTATGCGATTGTCGGTTAATTATTTATATAACGAAAAAAACCAGATTGCAATGCAATCTGGCAAAGTTTTTTCTTGAGAGGAAATAATGAGTAAAAATAATTATTTCATATAAATCCTACCACAAATAAAAAAGGACGGCAAGTGCCGCCCTTCTAATCCCAGAAATTGTTTTTTCAGTTATGCACCTGGTGAACCAAATACACATCTTGGATCAGAGAATCCAAAAGAATATCTCTCACGAGCTTTATATCTCATGTTTCCAGTATCAAAGTCTGCTTCCATGCCAGTTGACAAAGCTACACGCTCAAAATGCAAGAACCCACGAGGAGTGTCTGTCAAGATGAAAAATGCATCTGTATCAGTTAAAAAGTCATTTACCACATAACCTTGAGGTAGCATACCAGTGCTCTTCAGAGCATTTAAATCGTTATCAGAAGTAGCAACTCTTAATGCTGAGTTCATAATTCTTTCTGCAACAAATTGTAACTGTCTAGGCACGATGAGTTTTAATCCTCTTAATGCTACAATAAGACCTCTCTCATCAACAAAACCTGCAATCTTAATCAACGCATCTTCAAGAGATGTTTCATTAAGGTCTGCTGCAGTTGAAGGTTCATTCGCAAATGTCGCTCCAGTTGTTAATGGGTGATCTGTCGCACAGAGTTCTTTGCCGTCACCGCCAGTTACAGTGCTGTCAAACGCATTATTTAATACAGCTGCCGCTTTAACTTGCTTGGTATGTGCCATTGACCTTGCCAAAGCTTTTGTATACCTAGCAGAAAGTCTGTCATAAAGATTATCTTCAACAGCCTCCTCTGTAATACTAAATGCCAAAGCAATAGTTTCATGGTTATACCTTGCAGTATAAGCCTCATTTGCATCATCAAATGCCACTCCAGTACCTTCCGATTTAGTCGGTGCAGCACCAAAGCCAGATAGCATTACTTCTTCTTCAAACGATCTGTCTGATGATTCAGTTGTGAAAATTTCGGTATGCTGATTTTCGTATCTAGCATACTCCATTCCGAAAAGAGCATTAAGACCTGGCTCTAGCTCTTTAGATAATTGTGCTCTACTTATCGCCATAATTAATCTCCTTTAAGAAATAGCTGCATCAGAATCTCCAACAGAACTGAAGAAGATATGATTGTTAATTTTAACGATATAATTCACCCCAGCAGCAGAATGATCTGCATTTGTAGGATCATCATGTATACCCAATATCATTAAAGGATTAGACGGATCTGAATCCTCCGCTGTAGATATATCGATCTGAGCAGTAGAAATACCTGTTGTAGTATTCCCTGCAGCACCATTCTCAAGTTCAACTGTTTTGAAAATATCTGCTCTAGCAGTTGCCTTATTGGTGTTTGTTCCGTCAGATGCAACAATATATCTTTGCATAGGGTTATCATACACGAAACCTTTTATATCGTGGTTAGTATCTGCTGACCCAGAACCAGGCCATGTGTTAGAAAACTTTAGTTTTCCTGTTGTTGCATCAACATATTCACAACCTGCAAAAACGCCTAACAACTGTTTTGTATCACCAGTCGCTGTGCCTATTGCAATAGTTCCACCTGTTAATTCAACAATTACAGGTGAACCTTGGAATATAGCTGAAGCATCACTTGCGATAAAGTATTGATTTACTCCATCAGCAGTAGTACCGCCAAAACCATTGATTGGTTTTAAGCCGAATTTTAAGCTTACGTTAGCCATAAAACCTCCTAGTTAAAATTAAAATTTCATTAGGATTCACCTTTTCGGTTTCCTCCAAATGTAACACGACTTTGCCTTTCCTTTTGGATAGGCATTGAAGGATGTGACTCCTTCATTAAGTTTTCATCAACAGCCGTCATTTGGTTGCGGGTCCGACCCCGGTAATATTCGTTTCTTTCCAATGCCGTCTCTTCAGGTATCCTAGCCAATATCAAGCCTCCTTGCCCAATCACACCAGCATGTTTTCCTTCAGTAATTGTAGAAAAATCTTGCTCTGGATATTCGTCAGCACGAACAGGTTCCCATCCTTCTCTTAACTTAGCGTGGACGTTCATTTGATCCTCCTCGCCTCGAAGATTGGTTCTTATCCATCTCTGTCTATATCCCTCTGGTGGTTTTGGAGCATCAAGTCTGCTCGGTGGTGACCAGGGTTTTCTACGGGTAGCGTTTGCCCGTGAATTCGCTTCTCTTTTAGTTCGATCTGTCATCATCTACTCCTTTACATACTTTGCGTACTCTTCAAGAGGTACGTTAAGTTTTTTAGCTATTGCCACCTGCGAAGGAGACAATCTAACAGTTCTGCGTCCCTGTTTCTTGCGTGAAGCGGAAGTGTCAGCAGGAGCGACCCTGGCACTTCCTCCGTTTGCTCGTTCAGTATTAAATTTGTCTGGGAACAAACTCTTTAACTGACGATCAATTTCATCATAGTATTCATCAGAAGAAAGGTCAAACCCTTCTTCAGATAATTTTTGATGAATACCCATAGCTGTGCTTGTCATTACTTGATCTTCACCAAACCATTCATTCTTTTCTGCCCAAGCCTGTGCTTTTGGATCGACAGGTGCTTGTTGAGGCTGTGGTTGAGTTTGTGGCTGTTGAGCTTGTTGCTCTACTTGCTTAACCTGTGCCTCTTGCCTATCTTTAGCTATTCGATGACGTTCTTGCTCAATCGATATCTTTGAAAGAGCTTGTTGTGCATCAAACATTTTATCCACATCACCAGCTTCATGGGCATCTCGATAGTTCTTTTTTGCCTGTTCAAGCTGTGCATCAAGGCGAGTTCCATATTCTGATATATACCCATGATCAAGATTTTTTAATCTTTCTTTGAGTTGTTCATTTTCTAAGGCTGCTTCCTGGGCCTTCCTCTCCGCTTCTTGCTTGGCTCTTTCTTCGTTTTTGTACTTGGTTGTAAGTTTTTTGATTCGGTCTTGTGCCCTTTTACCGACATCTTGTAACTCTTTATCATCTGGCTCTTCTGCTTTCTGTTCAGACTGTCCAGTATCAGATGCAGTTTCTGCTGTATCCACACTAGCAGACTCAACATTTTCGTCCAAAGTAACTTCAACATCTTTTTCCTCTTTGGTTGTTTCAACTTTTTCTTCAGCTAATTTTTCTGACATATTTTATCCCTTATATATGTTTAATATCTTCTGGATCGAGTAATGTGGCAATAACCTCATCATCGTTAATGACACGAACTTCCATATCTTCTAATGAAAAACGTGAACCTGCATATCGACCTATGCAAATCCAATCTCCTTCCTTGCACCAAGCTCTATCCTCTTCAAATACAGCAGGTCCAAACTTAGCTGTATCTTGATACGCTAAAGGCCCAACTTTTAATACATATGCAACAACTGTTGCCAATGCTTCTCTCTGTCGTATTTGATCTGGTATAATAACACCCTTATCAGTAACTTCTTTACCTTGATAAGGTGCAACAAGGATTCTCCAACCAGTTGGTTGAGGTAATCTTTCTTTAAATGATTTGTCAAGAAGCGTAGGATCTAATACTCTTTCCTCCTTCTTAACATAAGCTTTTTCTTTATTTCTCTTCTGAAGTATGTGGTCAGGTACTAATAATGTCTTCGCCATCTTCGTAATTTTTCTCCAACAAGGATTTCATTTCTCCTTTTGCGTAGTTCAAGCCTTGCATCTCGCCTACAAGAAGTCGGTAGTTCTCCATATCCTGGATACCACCAGATGTTAAGATGGTAGCAATGTCTTGCTCCCGCCTTTCTAACATCTTATACACATGTTTTGCGAAGTCTGCAACATCCATATTGTATTTTTTAATAAACTCCAGAAAAGTTATTGCCAGAAACTTGTATTGATCCACCTTTAGCTTTTTTAACAACCATAGTTTTACCATTTTCGCTGACAAGTTTTTCTGTGTCTGTGTCTATTTTACCTTTAAATGGTTTTGCTAAAGACTTTGCTAACAAAGCACGATCTGCATCTGAAATTGTCTTTCCAGACTCTCCTAAAAGCTTTTTCATTTTTTCAGATTTAGCTTTAAAACCCATTTTATTACGAGCCGATTTAGGCATTCTTCCAACAGGTCCTCCCTCTTTCAAGAATCCCATTTTATTGCGAACTTTGGTAGGTAATTTAGAAAGACCTTTATTGCCTTTCGGAACTGGTTTTAATTTTTTTCTCATTTCTTTCTCCTTTTTTTAAACGCTTTTTAAATACTTTGAGATCACTTTTTTTTGCCGTGAAAGTACTTTTTAGATTTTGAAAACTTTTTATTTTTAATTAAAGTTCCAAGCGACTTAGCTTGTTTTGCGTGTAACTTAGATGCTTTTTTTAAACCCTTAATTACTTTCTTAACTTTTTTAGTATGCATTACTTACCCCTTTTATTTATCATTTGCAGTCCTTGTTTACCAAACCTATATCCAAATGAGCTACCTATTATAATATATAACATATTCGCAAACCAATTTGGAGTTGATTCCTCTAAAAATATAAATCCTTCTTTAACAAATGGTTGTGTCCAAGGCAAGAATGAAGCTACAAGGATTGCTCCAAAAATTAGACTCCAAAATTCGTCCTTCCAACTTTCACCCATTTGATTTGTAAGAGCCTGCTCATTAAGAAAACTAGATGTGGCCTCAGTCTCGTAAACTTTCGCTTCCGCTTTGGCTTTGGCTACTTTAACTTCTGTTTCTGCTTTTGCTTTATCTACTCGACCTTGTAACCATGTTCCAGCAAGAGAACTTATAGGCCCTATGATATTTGCTAACATTTCCATCTTCTCCTTGCTTGTCGTAAACGACTATTTGGATCTTTCGCTGCTTTA